AAAATAAATGCATTTTTTCCTTGACATACCTATAAAAATATGGTATAATAGCAGTATTGAATTGAGTTAGTAGTAATTATTTTTCCCTATATAATGGAGATGTGAATTGAATAGTAAAAGAATTGAAGTTGTCCGTAAATTTTATAATGAACTTGGTAAAGAAGTTATTACTCGCAAGGAACTCTATAGTACTCGCGATAAGCTTAGAGATGAGCTTCCTTTGGTTAATGTTCGTTGGATTGAGGATGGTTATAAAGTAGTTGGTAAAGCTGGCCACTATCGTCTTCCTGTTGAAGTTCTTGATGGCGTAACAGATTCAGTAGAAATTTCACAAGAATCTGTCAAAGGTAAAGTCAAGCCTAAGACAGAAGTAGAGGTTGAAGAAATTGTTTCTAACGCATTCAATTTTATTCCTACCAAAGATCCCAGCTATGTTTCTTGGGGTCATCATCGCGACATAGAAGCAATCTTGAAATCTAAGATTTTCTACCCAACTTTCATCACTGGTCTATCTGGTAATGGCAAAACCTTTATGGTTGAACAGATTGGCGCGAAACTCAAGCGTGAAGTCATCCGAGTCAACATCACTGTTGAAACTGATGAAGATGATCTTCTAGGCGGTTTCCGTCTGGTTGATGGTGAAACCCAATTCCATAAAGGCCCTGTTGTTGAAGCCATGGAACGTGGAGCGATCTTGTTACTTGATGAGGTAGATCTCGCATCTACTAAGATTCTTGCACTCCAGCCTGTTCTTGAAGGCAAAGGTGTTTTTCTTAAAAAGATCAATGAGTGGATTACTCCAAAGGACGGCTTCAATGTCGTCGCGACAGCGAATACTAAGGGTAAAGGCTCTGAGTCTGGTTCTTTCATAGGAACTAACATCTTGAATGAGGCTTTCCTTGAAAGATTTGCAGTTACCTTTGAGCAGGAATATCCCACTAACGCAAATGAACTCAAAATTGTTAAAAATACCTTTAAGGATAATGGTATTGAGGACGATGTGTTTGCATCCCATCTAGTCAAATGGGCGGATATCATACGCAAGACTTACTATGATGGTGGAGTTGATGAAGTGATTTCAACTCGTCGCTTGGTTCACGTTTCCAAAGCATACTCCATCTTTCAAGATAAGTTGAAAGCGATTGAACTTTGTATTGCACGCTTTGATGACGATACCAAGCAATCCTTTAAGGAACTTTATGGTAAAGTTGATGCAGATGTTGAGGTTGATGAAAATTCTGAAAAAAAAGATGAATATATGCCATTTTAGCCTAAACCTTTTGGGTTTTAATACGTCTAATATAGTGTAAGAACAAAAACAAAGGAATAAAAGTTGATAAACAGAATTACAAAAAACAATCTCGCAAAACTACTCGCGACTGAAAACATAAATGTTGAGCATCGTCAAGTGTCAACAGCAGCGTTTGATGTTAAGAATCGTAGACTGATTCTTCCTATTTGGGAAAATGTTTCAAATGACGTATATGATCTTTTAGTCGGACATGAAGTTGGTCATGCACTGTTCACTCCGCAAGTTGAAATCGAAAATCTCTGCAAGAGTATAGACGAAAATAATGCAGGTACGGTTAAGTCGTTTCTTAATGTTGTAGAGGACGCCCGCATTGAGAAGAAAATCAAGCGTAAATTTAATGGCCTTCGCAAGAATTTCAATCGGGGATATTCTGAATTGTTAGAGAAGAATTTCTTTGGTATTGAAGGTCGCGATCTTGATAGCTTTACCTTGATTGACCGCATCAATATTCAATTCAAGCTTGGTAGTCATCTTGATGTAGTTCCTTTCACTCCAGAAGAAAAAGAGATTATCAATCGTATCGAGAATCTTGAAACTTTTGAAGAAGTTGTTGAAGTTGTAAAGGAAATCTACATATCCTCGGGCGGTTCTGATACTGATTATAATTTAGACGATACTGAATTCTCTGATGGTGATGAAGAAGGTTATGATAATTCTGAACTTTCTGAAAATGAGGTTGATGGCACTGATAATGATAATTCTGATGAAGAAACTGAAGAAACTGAAAAATCTGATGAAGATTCACCTATTGATGGAAATAAACCAAATAATAGTCCACCGCAAGAATCTGAAACTCAATCTAATTTGGATGAAGAAATACAGGATTTAGTAGATGAAGATTCTGAGGAACCAAATTATATTGGAATTCCAGAATTGGATTATCACAATTTCGTTATTGACCAGAGTGTGGTATATGATGAAGAAATAAAAAGTTGGATTTCTGGTAGTGATTTGGAAGATTTGGCCAAACTTAAAGAAGAATATAACAAATTCAAAAATGATTCGGTCAAGACTGTCAACTATCTAGTCAAGGAATTTGAATTGAAGAAAAACGCAGAGCAACACTTGAGGGCTCAGGTCAACAAAAGTGGAGTTCTTGACGTTAATAAATTACATAGTTACAGATTCTGCGAAGATGTATTCAAGAGAATTACTACACTGCCTGGCGGTAAAAATCATGGTCTAATTCTATTCCTTGATTGGTCTGGTTCAATGTCTGGTACTATTTCAGAAACCATCAAACAATTGTTGAATTTGGTCTACTTTTGCAGAAAAGTTAATATACCTTTTGACGTATATAGCTTTCATTCTGATAATTATTATGGTGGAATTCCTTCGCAGGAATTTAAAACCCCGACATACAAGCACAATGATTATGTCTTGGATACGTTCCATATGAAAAATCTCTTTTCATCTCGTCAAAAAGGTAAGGCGTTTGAGGAAGCAGCACTAACATTGTTTGCAATCTCCAATTATTTCCAGAATTATAACTATTATCGCTATGTACATAATAATCCATTTCCAAATGGTTGGAATCTTGGCGGAACTCCTTTAAATGAAGCGATTCTGGTTGGGTTTGATATCGTTAAGAATTTCCGAAACAAGTATGGCGTATCCAAAGTCAATGTTGTTTTATTGACGGATGGCGAAGGTACTCCACCTCATGGCATCTATAATGATACTGACGAATACGGAAAAAGTCATGGAGTCAAATCTGTATATATTCGCGATCAGAGAACCTATGGCTGGTACTCTGACAAAAGTGTACTTCACAAGCATTATTTGGTAGACGATGTAACCAAACTGGAACATGGTATTGTAAGTCGCGTTGATGTGACTCGCGGTCTTCTTGAATTTATGATCGCTCGTTATGATGTCAATGTCATTGGTTACTATATTACAGCTCAAGGAAATGATTTCAAACAGGCAGTATACAATCAACTGGGTGCAGAAGATTCAGATGACTTCAAAAAATATTCTAATGAATTCAAGAAGAATGGCTTCATAGTTGGTCGTCAAGTTGGCTATACTGCATATTTCATAATCAAGGGCGGTAAGAAATTGGATACCACTACCGAAAAGTTGGAAGTTGAAAATGATGTTTCCAAGAGAGTCTTGACCACAGCGTTCAAGAAGCATAATAAATCTAAATTGACCAATAGAGTGGTCTTGAATAAATTTGTAGAACTAATAAGTTAAGAGGATAAAATGACTTTACAAGAAAAGAATGACATTGAATTAATCCAAAGATTTCATGATGAATTCGCTGATATTGCTGAGGCTACAGAGCCTACTGATGATGCTTTGGATAGAATAGAAGAAAATTACAGCGAAGAGCTCTTTGAAGATATTGATGACATCCTTGAAGAACTTTCAGAGCTTTTTCGGTAATGAATGAATATGAACACGATCACTGGGAACTCAGTGAGCACCTTCTTCAGTGCGGAGTAGACCCCAGCATGATCGCGGAGATGATAATGCACAAATATGATAAATGGGATCTTCATACTCAAAAATTCCCCCATAAGGAATTTCTTGACAAAGTGAAGAATTCCCTACCTATGGCAGAACGTGGAGTAAGGACTGAGCATTTCGTGAAATTGGTAACGAAGAAAGTGATCACAACAGGTGCACCAGATCTTGGCTACTACCTCTACAAATTTTATGACCGTAAAGGTAATCTTGGGGTCTTTTTCAAGCAGTCAAATTTCGATGTGGAAGTTGGGGATTGCTTTTTGTTCAAGGGCACCGTAGTGGAATGTGAGAATTCCCAATACGATGATAATATAATGACAACAAAATTTAATAGGGTATTGTTTATATCAAATTATGGAACACCAGATGACGAATAAGGAACTATGGAAAGAACTATGGGATTATTTGGACGCTTATTCGCAGAAATGTAAGTGGCAATCAAGACCAACTGTATTAGAGATACTAAGAGATACGCCAGTAAAAACTGCACAAGATGCAAGAGAATTGTATAAAGAATGGCTATTAGAAAAATATAAGGACGAAGAAAAAGATGAGACTGAAGAAGAATAAGCGCCAAAAACCAGAATGGAAAGATGTCATGAATAAGACCGAATTTTCCCATGCACTGAATTGGTTCAATATCAATAGCAATGGAAATAGTGCGATGAAATATCTACAGACGTACCTAAAGAACAGACATCAAGTCAAGGCATCAATCAATCAATTGAAAAATGCGAGGATTTCTACGACAATTGGATATGTTGCAGAGCTCGTTAACGAAGGGTGTGAAATACCCAAGATCTCTCAGGATTCATTTTATAAGGGCATCAACGAAGTGCTAAAAAATCTTAAAGAGCCAGTACCAGAGGACGATGCAACGCCTGTCCGAAAGACCAAAGTATCCGCAATTAAGATGGACTCTGTTGCAGGACTTTTGGAATATGAAATTGATAAGTTTATGGATAGGGATTTCAAGCCCAATGGTCTGTCTGTTACCAAGTTGCTACAATCGCAGAAAATAACTCAAAAAGAAACTAAGGGAATTATCGAGCATTTCTCCACACTTCGCGATGAGCTCGATGAGGTCATAGAGAGGCCCGACAAAGATTTGAAAGAATCGTATAAATACCTCAAGAAGCCACAATTACGGAGATTTCTTAAATTTATGGATGGCATCTTGGAAGATTGTACTAATCACATAGCTTCTAGTAAGAAGCCTCGCAAGAGCAAGACCCAAGCGGCCCTTGCAAGTAATATAGAGGAGCTTGCATGAAAGGCGAGGTGGTACAGCACCCCTCAACTCCAGAAGAATATGCGGTGGATTTAGCAACCATCAATGATCCAGAGCTGTACATTAACGAAACTCTGGAAATGGCACTCCCGTATGCGATTCAAGTGTTTATTGATCGCGGGTTTGATTGTCTGGACGAAGCTTTTCAGGCGGACTTTACCACTATAGTTGATATTTTTCGTGCAGTACTATTCAGAGATTTTAATTTATATCATCCATTACAGCAAGGATTAACCAAGAAAATAGATAAGTGAGTTTATACGATGCCCACGTTAGTTGATTATAATCAAATATTCATTGCGAATGTTATGTCTCAGCCCCACATACACAAAGGCGGCGTTCAAGAATCTCTCTTGAGGCATACTGTTCTTAATACATTGAGGTCTTATCGCACGAAGTTTGCAGCAAAATATGGAGATCTCGTTTTGTGCTGCGATTCCCGCAAAAATTGGCGGAAGACGTATTACGAGCACTACAAAGCACATAGGTCAAAGGATAGAAAGGAATCTGATTTCAATTGGGATTCTCTATTCAAATCCCTTAATGCAGTTAAGGAAGAATTGATAGATTTCTTCCCGTACCATGTATTGCAAATTCCCTACTGCGAAGCAGACGACATTATTGGAGCATTGGCAGAGTATCTTACCAGCGATCCAATTATAATTATATCAGGCGACAAGGATTTCCAGCAGCTTCAGAAGTACGATAATGTCAAGCAATGGAGCCCCTTGAAAAAGGAATATATAGACCAGCCAGAACCCGAAAGGTTCCTAAAGGAGCACATTATGAGGGGAGACAAGGGAGATGGCGTGCCGAATTTCCTTAGCCCTGATGATACCTTCACCAATGGAGGCCGACAAGTACCCTTATCAAAGAAGAAAATCGCGGATTGGATAGAGCTAGAGCCTAAGATATTCTGCGATCATCAAATGATAAAAGGATATTCTCGCAATAGAACATTAGTGGATCTATCTTATATTCCCTTACCCTTAAAAGATGACATCATTGAATCATACAATGACTATGAATTGAAGGATAGATCTAAATTATTAGACTACTTCATTAACAATCAATTGAAAAACCTTATGGAGCACATTGGAGAATTTTAAAATGGCAGATAATAAATCATTGCACGAAATATTCACAGAAGTCGGAACAAAAACAAAGATATCAGATAAAGTATCAATCTTACAGCACCATGAATCAAATGGACTCAAAGCAATCCTAAGAGGTGCGTATGATTCCCGAATAGAATGGGCGATTCCTAATACCCCGCCGCCCTATACCCCAAGCGATGCACCAGACTATGATCTTGCAGACTCTAAGCTTGAGATCGCAGCAATGGAAATTGGGAAGTTCGCGAATTTTAACGGCAATCCAACTGACCAAGGAAGGAGCATTACCCAAGTACAAAGAGAGAATCACTTCATACAATTGCTAGAAGCTCTCCATGAATCAGAGGCAGAGATACTAAAGAATGTAATTAAAAGAAAGCTACCCTATAAAGGACTAACCCCAAACTTGGTTAATCAAGCGTTTCCAAATCTCTTGCCAGAGGACGATGCTAAGCCAAAAAAGTAAGAAAGGAAGAATGGAATGAAAACTTGGCTCGTGGATATAGACGGAACAATCGTGGAGCACAGATCCAACAAAGAAATTGGAGAGGGAACCCACGAAAAATTACTGCCTGGCTCAAAAGAATTCTTACAGGAGGCTAGGCAGAACGGCGATCAAATAATATTAACCACCGCTAGACTGACCATTCATAAAGAGCACACAGAAAGAATGCTAAATGATTTCAGCATACCATACGATGAGATCATCTATAACCTATCGCCATATGAAAGGATACTAGTTAATGATATAAAACCGAAAGGAGCTCATGATGGGGGATTCAGAGAAAGAGAAATGTACACAGCATATGCAATTAATGTTGAAAGGAATAGAGGACTTGAAGGATATAGAGGATGGAAGCCAAACTTCACATGGAAATATAAAAGGCAATATAGCTCTAACACTGACTGACCAAGAGAGAATGCTAGATGAATGGCGATTAAACGTTGCAATTTGCAGCGATTTAGGAAATGATTAAAAAATAGGGGCAGGCTGAGAGTGAGTCTCAATAAGCATGGGGATGCAGAGAGCTGCAGTACGCTGCGGCGACTTAAAGGTAAGCGGTCGCGCCTGAATTTTTTTTCGTCGCAGCCCCAAATAACTCAAATAAGCCTTGACATTCCTCTGAAAATATGGTATAATAGCTGTGTTAACCCATCGGAGAGGGATATAATAGTATCAATTGAACAATTCTGCAAGGGCACCACTTTGACGTCACTCTAGATCAGTTATAATAGGGCCCAGCAGGTCAACAAATCCGCTACAGTGCCACTTTGGGTAGTCGGGGGGTCGGTCATATCAAGACTCTGATCGCCAACAAAACCGCAAGGGCATCACTTTACATTATGAGAGGATCGCAGTTATGATTATTTGCTATGCAGTATTGCTAGGAAT